CAGCTCGAGCCAGACCGACTGGCCGGCGATGCGCTGGCTGAGGTTCACCGCGACCATGACGCGGAGCGGGATGGTGAAGGCGGTGCGGCTGGTCAGCACGATCTCGTCGTCGAGGGTCGTGCCGGTGGAGATGGTGACGGTGCCATCGGCGACCGCGAGCGCCATGCCGCTGCCGCTGGCCGCGACGTCCCAGCGGGCCGGGTTGATCTCGGTCCCGTTGAAGCTGTCGCGGAACTTCTTCTGCATGCTCTTGATCTTGAGCATGTCGTCCGTCCAGTCGTAGGCGCCAGCGGTCATGCGGGGGCTCCTGGCGTTGGCTCGGCGCGGGGCGGTGCCGCAGCGCCGGTGGCGGCGATCTCGACGGCGGCCATCTGCGCGGCGTCCTGCGCGGCGCCCGACTTCGCGACACGACGCGGATCGGTGTCGAGCGAGATGCCGGCCTCGTCGAGCAGGGCGTTGGCCTCGCGGATCATCTCTACGGCGGCGCGGAAGTCGTAGCCGAAGGCGCCGGCCGCTTCGGGCTGCGGCACGAAGCCGGCGCGCACCTGGGCGATCAGGGCGGTGGTGTCCTTCAGCGGGTCGATCATCTCGTGCGCCGGCGAGACGTGGCTGACGCCGTCCGGCATCTCCGCGCCCCATAGACCGAGCAGCGCGCCCTGGGCGTGGAAGCGGTCCGCGATCGGCCGCACCAGCATCGGGATGAGCATCCCGTACTGCACCTGCTCGCAGAGGCGGCGGAACTCGATCTTGCCGGCGCGGAGCGACGAGTAGTTCGCTTGGGTCAGGTCGCCCGAGACCTGGTCGTAGGTCAGGCCCGCGCCGACAGCGGCGGCCTCCAGCGCGCGGCGGGCGAAGGCCGCGTGCGATCCGCCGCCGGAGGGGTTCACCACCTCCACGCTGCCCATGCCCCGGCGATACAGGATCATCCCTGGCTCGAAGCTCTCGACCGTCCGCCCCTGGGCGTCACGGAGCAGGCCAGCGGCCGCGCCGGTGAGGGCCTCGTCGCCCTCCTCCGTCACCACCGCGGCGAGGCAGGCTTCGATCTTCGCCTTCATCAGCAGCGCGGCCTCGTAGTCGCCGAGGTCACGCAGCCGCAGCAGCACCGGCGCGAGCCAGGAGACATCGCGCAGCTGGCCGGGGCGGCGCTTGCGGTAGATGTGCAGCACGTCGCTGGCCGGGATGCGCTCGCTGCTGAGCCAGGTCGCGCCCGGCAGGATCCAGGCCGCGCCCGGGTGCACGCGATGCAGCCAGTAGCCGATCGGCTCGCCCGCCTCGCCGAGCGCGATGCCCTGCAGCGTGGGAACGCCGTCGATGACGCCCTGGCGCGCTGTGTCGAGGTGGTCGCTTTCCAGCACCTGCAGGCGCAAGCCGATCGGGTTGGCCGGCGTGATGTCAGTCGGCAGGAGGCGCACGAAGCATTCGCCGCTCTCGATCACGGCACGCATCACCAGCGCCTGTAGGCCGTAGAGATCGAGCCGCCCCTCTGCGTCGCAGGCGGTGCTCTCCGCCCAGCGGCGCCAGGCATCAGCGTGGTGCTGGTCGGGCCAGCGAGTCGTGATGCCCGCGCCCACCGCGTTGCCGGTCCAGAGATCGACAATGCGGCTGGCGTAGGGGTCGTTGCGCACGGCATCGCGGGCGCGGCGCGCCACCGTGGCAGCGGCCATGCCGACCTCGGCCGTCGCGCTGCCACCGGACGGCGCCCAGGCGGAGGCGCGCTGGTCCTGCGCCGCCGCGTAGCCGCGCAGGGCGTTCCATGCATCACGGAGCCGGCCCATCACCTGCTTCCCTCGCGCGAGAAGCTGGCGAAGGTTACGCTGGGGCGGCGCGCGACCGTCATTTCCGCGCCGCGCAGCACCGCCAGCGCACGGCCGAGTTCATCCAAGCTGCGATACTCCACGGTCCGCCCGTCGAAGGTCACGCGCGTGGTGCCGCCCGTGTAGGCCGCGGCGAGCGCGGCCGCGCGGCTGCCGGCAGGCTGCGCCAGCGCCCAGGCTAGGACGTCAGGGTTCATCGGCGATCGTCCTGCCCCTGCTGTGCGTCAAGGCTTCCATCCGACCCGCTTGCGGAGCCGGTGATCTCAGCGGCAGTGTTCGGCATCGAAAGAAGTCGGGACGCCACCGTGTCGAGCTACTTGCCAGCAGTGTTCGGCCTCATCGGCACCATCGTCGGTGCGACGATCAGCGCGTACTTCACCTACGTGAACAGTAATGTCTCACGGCGGACGAAGCAGGCTGACCTGTATCGCATGATCAAGGCAGAGCTTCTGAACCTTTCGCGTCACTGCCGAATTACCGCGGACGAACTCCAGGCAATTGAAGATATCGGAACTTCGCGGCTGCGGATGTCGCGCTACAGGGATGGGGGCTTCATGGCCTTGGATACAAAAGAGCTGTATCTGCTGAACGAAAATCTCTGCCAGGATATGATGCAGATCGTGCTTCATGCACGGAACACCGACATTGAGATTGATCATATGCTTGAGTCCATCAAGACCGGAAAGCGCGAGAGCTACCGGCCAGGTGAATGCGCTCATCTGGTGGCGCGGATGCGGCTTACCGTTCGCATCGCCGAGATCGTGCTTGAGCACCTCAAGAAGCACGAAAGAAGGCCTGAGCGCTACAACGAGCCCCGCATCAACTGGTGAAGCGGGATCGTGCGCATCCGCGGCGACTGCCACGTGCCGGGGAATACTACCGTACCTCCAACCTCGTTCTTCGGGTGCCTCACCGCAACCAGCCGCGGCGCGGAGCAAGCCAGCCACGCGGGCGATGGGTTTCTGGTGCGGCCGGCGGCAACGCCGGAGCGACATCCCCGCCGGTGGGAAGTTCGGCCGCCGGCAGCGACAGCGCATCGGCCATCCGCGCCCAGCGCCCGTCGCCCCAGCCATCCATCCCCAGCGCCGCCGCGGCCGCGCGGGCGTAGACCCGGCAGTCCAGCGCCTCGTTCCGCTCGCGCGTCTTCACCCACTCCAGCCGACGGAAGCCGTTCCGCCCAGCACGGGCCACCAGCTGTTCCGCCGTGATCTGGCGGCAGAACTCCTCGCCCGCCGCATGCACCGGCAGGTGCACATAGCCCGGCGGGAAGGGATCGCCGCTCTCCTCCGTCGGCCGGTCGAGCTTCAGCCAGCCATAGGTCTCGGCCTTCAGAAAGGACGAGCCCACCGGCCAGACCTTCAGCCCGCCGAGCTTCCGGCCGTTGCGCCGCACTTCCGTCGCCGCCGGCTGGCCGACCGAGGCGCGAAGACCGTCCTGGCCTTTCACGGCGATGGCGCGGCCCGCGCCGGCGCGCCGCACGAAGGCGTACACCTCCGCGGTGGTCATACCGTCGCCGCTGTCGATCGCCGCCATGGCGACCGGCAGGCGGTGCCCGCTCTCGTGCCGCCAGGTCTCGCCCAGCAGCAGACGCAACTCCTCCCACACCGCCGCATCGAACGGGTTCCCCGCCAGGACGCGGTGCTCGACGAGCCACGACTGCCGGTCCGCCCCCCAGGCCCAGAGGCTCGCCTCGAGGCGGTCGCGCTGCACGTCGACGCCAGCGGTGAGCAGCAGCCCGCCCATCGGCACGGTGCCGGCCGGCCAGTGCTCGCGGCGGTCGTAGAGCCGCTGCCAGTCCGGCGCCTCGCCCGCCTCCTGCCAGGTCTCGCCCAGCACGGTGTTCCGGAAGGTCTTGATGGCCCGGTCGTCGCCCTGGGCGGCGAGCCAGAGACGGGTAATCTCCGACCAGGGCATCCAGCCCGGCGGCGAGTAGAGCGCCGAGATGTGGAAGCCGATCGCGTGCGGATCCGTCGCGGTGGCGGTGGCCCGCCACTCCCCCGCGGCCAGCATCGCCGCCTTGTGCTGCTCGCCGATCGCCCCGTCGCAATCCTCACACAGGTACCGCGCCGTCTCGGGCAGGCCCTCGTCCCAGGCCAGCCGCTCGAAGCGCAGATGCTGGCGGTGGCCGCAATGCGGACAGGGCACGAGATAGCGCCGCTGGTCGGTCGCCAGATACTCCCGCTCGATCCGCGACAGCCC